TCGGGTCATCGTTACCTAGCTAAACTTAAAAATGGCAAAGCAATCATTAACCGAGCGCCTGATGTTACCGAAGGCGACGATAGTGGAGATGGATGGCGGTTCAGTAACCGTGCCGTTCGACAAGAACGAGAACGCAACCGCAAACAAGATAGTCGTCGCTCAGCTAAGGCAAGCACTACAGTTTGCTATTAAATCCTATCGGGATGGAGAGACGGTTATGAGCCCCAAAGAGCTTAATGACTTAGCTATGGCCGTAAAGAACATGACATCTAGCTCAAAGGAGATCTACGATACCGCGGAGCCAATCCAAACCTCAAAGATAGTTGTTGATGCGGATATAGACGTTGAGGACATTAGCTTTGACTCAATTAAGAAAACTGAATGACCATAGATGAGTTAAAGGTTATTCATGCGCTCCTTATTTCGGATCGCTGGATTGAAGCAGCCGAGCTTGCGCTAAAAAGCATCGGAAACAACAGGTCCGTTCCTACGAAATCGGAGGCCGTTGGGGTTATGAGGAAACTTTTTCAAGCAACCCTAGACGCAGAAGATTATCTTTCCGCCGCCACATTGCAGTGGGGACCAGACTTATTTAACACCGAGCCCGAGTCGGTTAAGCGTGTATTTATTGCGTTGAGGGAGGGATCTACAATCCTGCTCGTCGGAGCAAGTTCGATGTCAAAAACTTATTCAGCAGGGGCGTTCATGCTACTAGATTACCTACGTGACCCACTTTACACTACCGTAAAACTTGCCGCAATTAACGAGGATCATCTCAGGAAGAACCTTTTTGCGCATGTCGCAACTCTTTACCGTAACTGCATTATCCCGTCAAAATACGACATTCAAGTACGCGACTCTGATTTATGGATGGGGGTTAAGGATGCCGGTTATGAGTTTGGTATATCCGGAATTGCGTTCAAGCAATCACAAGAGACATCCGGACAATTCAAGGGATACAAGGCCAAGCCAGTACGCACAAGTCGTCATCCTAAATTCGGGGTAATGTCTCGCCTTCGCGTTCTGGGAGACGAGGGTCAAAACTGGCCCGGCGGTCCATTTAAGGACTTTAATTCTCTAGTTGCATCAAAGACTGGATCTGAGCTAATTAAGATAGTCGTAGCCTTTAATCCTGAATCCACATCTCAGCTGGTTGTTCAGATGGCAGAGCCTGAACAGGGTTGGCTTGCGGATGAGATGGATACATTATACGATTGGACAAGCAAAGCAGATTGGCGCGTGTGCCGATTGGACGCAGCAAAATCGGAAAATGTAATCCAAAAAAAGAAAGTTTACGAGGGACTGCAAACTTACGAGGGGTTCATGTCTTACCTGAAGGCGGGTGGAGACTCATCGGCCAATTACAGTTGTTTCGCGAGAGGGTGGCCACCCATGAAGGGGTCCATAAATACCCTAATTCCACCCGCTTGGCCCAACGAGGCTCGCGGAGAATGCACGTTCATCGACAACCCGATAGTTCTGGCTTCAGTTGACTTAGCTTTCATGGGCAAGGACTCGGCCCAGATGGCAGTTGCTAGATGGGGAAGGGCGTCGGGATGGCGCGACCACACCGGGAAATTTACGGTATTTAAGGATCGCCTTAACGTCGCCCAAGATAAGCCTAGGTACGTATTGCAGATAGATCAAATTCTGCCAATGAACAAACACGACGACACAACCAAGATGTCGGAGGAAATTATGGCAAGAGCTAAGATGTTGAGTATCAAGCCGGAAAATCTAATTATCGACCGTACATCTATCGGACTAGGTGTACATTCCCATTTGAATAAGGTGTGGGGTGCGAGCCGAGGTGTTTCTTGGAATGAAAAAGCGACATCAAAGAGGATTGTTAGTGAAGACCTTGACGGTGCAGATGCCCAATGCGATGGAGTGATGTCTGAGATGTGGTGGACATTTAGGCGATGGCTGGACCCACGTTGCTGCGCTATCCTAATAAACCCGATTATCCCAACCAGTCCCATCAACACCGAGCTTACCTCCCGGCGATACGGAACATCTAAGGGCGGAAAAATCAAGGTTGAAGCCAAGGATCAATACAAGGCAAGGAACGGCGGAGCTTCTCCAGACGCGGCGGATGCGTGCATTATGCTTACGCTACTCGTTAGACAGACTGGAGATGCGCTACCGGGGCTGGTGGACCAAAGCCCTGAAACTACTTCGCGGAACGGAGCAATCAGATTCGAGCAACCGTTCAAGAGTCCGATTGCCTTCGAGAAAGACGACTCCATCGGAGAGGAACCAGACGGAAAGGAGGGCTTGGAGTGATGCTCAAGCTAAACAAAGACCAGCAGGTTCTGCCGGATGGCGGTCACCACTTTTCTACGCGCGGGATTATGTTTCGAGCAGATAGCTTCGACGAACTGCTTGAGAAGGTAGCGGACTTTCGCATTGCCAACATGATTCCACCCGGCGACTTGAATGAGGAGATTTTGCAATACTACGCAGAGTGCTTCCCGCAAATGGTGTTATCTGACGGAAAGCCATACAAACCAAAAATAGACGGTACTTACGAGCAGTGGGCTAGGTGGATGGGAATGGCGTGGAGAAGCCCCGTAAAGGCGAATGTAGCCCCCAAGGAGGCCGAGATGCGAACGGACATATGCAAGACGTGTCCTCGAAATAAGCCGATGAACTTCCAGGAATCGCCCGGTCTTAGTTCGTTGAAACAGAGATCCTACATACTGACAAGGGGTTACGGAAATACTGATAAAATAAACTTTTGCGACTTGCACAGAGCCGACATATCTGTCTTGTCTTTCTCCTCAACCCCGGATGCGCTCTCGGAAAAAGAAAGTTCAGCAGAGCCTCAAGCATGTTGTTGGGTTGGTTCTTTGAAGGGGTCATAGGATAGGGGGTTTCCGTATCGGGGTTTCTTGTTTGCCTCGTTAGTTCTTTCCCTCCTGCGCACGTATATCGGTGAAACGCGCGTCCCTTCATTCGTTTTTCGTTAGAACACACAAACCAAAGGAAATATGCACGCCAATGACGCCCAATCCGTAAATCAACTTCTGTTAGGCCGCATGGAGGAGCTATGTATGCACCTCCTCCCAAACGGCAAAGCCAAGGGAAACCACTGGGTAGTTGGCGGCATTGACGGAGAAGCCGGTGCCTCACTTCAAGTCACACTCAACGGTAGTGCAGCGGGTCGCTTCATAGACTTCGCGAACAAGGACTCCAAGGGAGCTACCCCGCTTTGGCTCTGGTCCAAAGTTAGGAACACATCATTCTCCACGGCAATCAAAGAGGCGAGGGATTGGCTTGGTGTTAAGGATGATAATTTCGGTGTAAAGCGTCACAAGCCAAAGACTTACTCTAAACCAGAAAAAGGTGGGGTGCGGGCGCTAGAGACCAACACAGAGGCGATGGATTACCTCGTGCTTGAGCGCAAGATCAACCCCATTGTCGTCGTGAACTCAAAGGTCAGCGAAACCGAGGACGGAAAAGCAATCGTATTCAACTTCGCGGACTACGACGATGAGTCAAAGCGCTGGATCACCGCCCACCGAAAATACCTTCGCCTAGCCCGTCCAGACGGAAAGAAGGATACGTGGACTACAAAGGGAACGAAACGATGCCTCTACGCCAAAAACCTAATTACGGAAAACGACAGCGAACTCGTTATCTGCGAAGGGGAGATTGACGCACTCTCATGGAACTCGTGGGGAATACCCGCCGTCTCCCTTCCGAATGGAGTATCTGACTTTGAGTGGTGCGATGTTGACTGGGAGTGGCTGGCTAGGTTCGAGAAAATCTACGTTTCAACCGACATGGACGAACCCGGTCGCGCCTGCTCACTTGAAATCTGCAAGCGTCTCGGCCTCCACCGCTGCTACATCGTCACGCTCCCAAAGAAAGACGCCAACGAGTGCTTGGTAACGGGAATGACCCGCGAACAGATAGAGGCGTGCCTCAAGTCCGCGAAGGGAATTGAATTAGACGAGATTAAGCGGCCTGAAGACTTTAGGTCAGAGGTGATGGAATATTACAATACGGACCCGTCCCTTCGCGGTGTAGATACACCATGGACGCCCGCGCTTCCTTGGCGTGTACGCAAGGGCGAGCTTACAATCCTTAGCGGATTTTCGGGACACGGTAAAACAGCCGTGCTTAATCAGTTGATGCTTCACCTATTAGCCGCTAACCAGAAGATAATGGACGCCTCGCTTGAGATCAAGCCCGGCATGACACTATACAACATGACCCGATGCGCATTAGGCAAGAAGCATTCGGAGAAAGCCGAGATTGAGGCGTGCATTAGCTGGGTGAATGAATCCATGTTCTTCCTTGACTGCATTGGAACCGTGAACGTTACGCGCCTAATGAGCGCAATGGAATATGCCAGAAAGCGCCACGGCATAGACGTGTTCGTAATTGATTCCCTGTTTAAGTGCGGCCTATCAGGAGAGGACTATGCAGGTGCTCGCGACTTCGTAGATAAACTTACCACCTTTTGCAATAACACTGGATGTCATATCATCCTAGTGGCCCACTCGCGTAAGGTTTCTAGCGGAAACGAGTTCGCTGTCCCGACTAAATCAGACGTAGCTGGTTCGTCGGACATTTGCAACGCGGCATTTAATGTCATTATAGTATGGCGAAATAAACTCAAAAAGAAGAAGATAGATGAAATCATGCACTCAACCACCATGGACCCAGTGTCAAAGACAGAGGAGATGGTTAAGTGGATGGATCAACCGGACGGACAGATAGTCATCGACAAGCAGCGTTTCGGGGAGGGCGAAGAAAGCGCTATACCGGTCTTTTTTGACAAGGAGTCTTGCCAATTCAGTACCGTTCAGGGAATGGGCTCTCCGTACTTTATTCACGGAAAGTGAGACAAAAACCAATAAAATTATGCAAAATATCAATATTTTGCATAAAAACAGGCAATAACTTCGGTTTAATATTGACAATTGGTTTATTCCCAACTCTCTAGATTGACTAACAAAGTCAATGGCAAAAAAATCAGATAATACGTCATCGGTACAATCATCCGGTAATACCTCCGGCAACGCACCTGAAGTCAGCCTAGACCTAAGTGTAGATAATCGAACCATAACCGACGCTAGCCAAGCGTACGAGGTATGTTCATCGCTTCAATCCGATTGGCAGAGAGGCATCACGAACGCGGCTAGGATTACCTCTAAGATCAATGGCGAACGACCGTACAATCAAAAGAAGTTAGAGAACGCCGGTAAGGGATGGAAAACAAACATCTCTACCGGCTTTCTCGCATCCGAGTGCAGGCAGGTTGCTCCGCGCCTTTATATGCCGATTAAAACGGCTAAGTACCTTACGTCCGCAGCGCTTCCCGGAGGGTGGGCTGACGGGGACATGAAGACGGGGTTCTATCGCCAGACAATTACAAAGGCTATTCGTTCATGGCCCAAGTGGAACTTCTATGTGCGGGGTCTCGCCCGCGAGGTATCAACATTCGCGTTCTGCTTCAACGCATTTTTCGATAAATATGATTGGCGTCCCACGCTTTTGCGTATGGACAAGGGATTCGTTCCACAAGGGACTGAGGTTATGGACACCGAGCCGTCGCTGTTCATGGCAAAGTATGATTATAAGCCATCCGAGTTACTGGCTCTCCTGAAGAACAACAAGGAGGCTGATCGCGATGAGTGGAAAAACGACGCTGTTGTAGACGCTATTAACGAAGCTACAACGCCCTCCACCGACTCCACCTATTCTCAGGCCAGATCGTACACCGACCTAATTCGTCAGGCCGTATGGAGCAATGCCTACAGCAAGGGATATAAGGTTATCAGTACATGGCATTTGTTTTCGCGGGAGACAACCGGAAAAGTTTCTCATTATGTCATAATGAGCGATCAATCCCCCGGAAGCAATGTATCTAATTCGGGAAAGAATTCTGGTCAAAAAAGACTTTTGTATGAGTCCCTCGACCAGTTCGACTCAATGGAAGATTGCGTAGCAACCATTGTGTATGATTACGGCGACGGAACTATTCACGGCGTGTGGGGAGTTGGTCAGATTCTATACGACATGGCCGTTCAGGTTGAGCGAGTCCGCTGCGACTCGGTTGATAACCTGCGAATGACCAATAAGATGAAGTTGCAGGTAAGTGACGCAAAGAACGTTAATGACGTAAAGCTTAACGTCACGTCCGACACAATGATCGTGTCTGGCGCGCAGTTCGCTGGCAATACAGCCGCAATGCCACAGGACATCCAAGGATACGAACTCTTGGATCAGAAGCTATCTCAAATAGCGCGAGAGAAGATTGGTTCATTTATTCCGCCTATCCCGCTTCAGCCCTCCGATATCAAGGCAGCCCAGATCAATGCAAAGGTAAATGACCAGCAGGAGCTTCGCGAGGACATGCTGGAGACATTCCTAATTCAGTTCGCACCACTCATTCGCACGATTTCAAAACGCCTTACAGACCCGGACTCGCCAGACGATAAGGCCAAGGCCGTGATCAAGGAACTCAAAGAGAAACTTACGGACGAAGAGATTGAGCTTTTGCGACAAGATATTCCAAGCCAATCCATAATGGGATTCACTGAGTTCGCAGCTCAGAAACGCGCTGCATTCGCTGCCTCCGTCATAGGCAACCCATTATTCCGTCAATCCGCCCTAGCTCGCATCATGGCAGAGGGATCTGGAGACGAAAGCTTCATTCAATCTATCGTTCTACCCGACGGGGATCAATCGTCCCAGATAGAGGCCCAGCGCTCGCAACTAATCGAGAACGCATCGCTTGCCCTTGGTCAACCAACTCCAATTCTGCAAAACGATAACGACTGGGTTCATATGCAAACCCTAAAGCCGAGTATACTGGAGGTGATTAAGGCGGGAAATGCCCAGATTGCCCAGATTGGATTGCAACATTATGCAGCCCACTGGGGTCAGGGCGTAAACAAGAAAATGATACCGCAGGATCAGATAAACACAGAGAAGGCATTTATTTCCGCCGCCGAAAAGGCGATTGAGGCACTTAATCAGAAACAGCAGGTCGCGCAAGCGCAGCAGCAAGCTGGCGTCCCCATGATGGACCCGTCGCAAGCGCAACAACAGGAGCAACCCCCTGTTCAATAACAACCTATGAAGATAACCAAAGTCACCGCCCTGAAATGGCGGCAAATGCTCAGCACGCAGGAAGGGGTAGAGGGAATGCTTTATCTACGCGAAAACATCCCATCTATTAACGGAGAGGATGCGACAGCAATTTTATTCTCTGCCGGTATAAACCAAGGATACACAAAGGCGATAGACGCCATTGTTGCGCTATCTGATGCCGTTGATGAAAAGAAAAAATCAGAAGAAGACCTTCTTAACAGGGGACTAGATTAACAAAACAATAGAACAATATGAAAGACCCATTTGAATCAGAAACTATTATTATCGGAAAACCTCCAACCGAGGTTTTGTCCAATGGAAATCCTGTAGAAAGCCAGTCCGGCAAGAATCTAGCCGACATCTTCTTAAAGGTTGATGCCGGGTATTCCGTCGCAGATGCGATTGAGCAACAGGGAGATGCACCTGAACCAGATAAAGAACAATCTAGCAATGACGATAAGCTTGAAGCTAAACAAAGCGACTCAAAGCTTGATGCAAAGCTTGCTGAATCGGAAGGCAAGCAGCCTAAGCCGCAAGTAAACGACGAGGACGTTTCCCGTGAAAAGCTCCTTGAGGCAACCTCGCCAAAAAAGGAGGAAACCAATAGCGCGACCGATAATGTATCCGAGGTTAAGCCGGAACCAGTTGATCCAGAAGCGCCAAGCGATGATGATCTAAAGGTTCTGCCGCACGACAAGCCAAAGACGGCCAAGCGCATCCAAGCCCTTCTAAAGAAAGTTGAGGGGCTGAACATGACATTTACAGAAACGAAACGCCTATCAGATGAGAAGGTTAAGCGTGTGACGGAACTTGAAGAACAGCTCAAGAACGTGCAGTCTGCCAACCCCGCTACATCCGAAGCAGTAAAAACCCAACTTGACGAACTTCG